ATTGTGATAAGTTCAGGACTTGGGTAAATAGTTTTATACCTGATAAGTTCTCCAGTACTGAGAAGGATGGTCCTCGGCTCATTCTTCCGTTGATCGATCGAGAAAAAAAGTTTTTCGGGTGTCAGGGTAGAAGCCTAAACAGTAAAGAAGTTAGATATATAACTATACTGCAAGACGAAACTAAGCCTAGAATATTTGGTCTCGATGTGTGTGACGTCTCGAAGCCGTTCTATGTGTTTGAAGGTCCCATAGACTCATTGTTCATCGATAACTCGATTGCTATGTGTGGCTCCGATATATCACATTCTTTTGACATTGATAAGAATAACGCAACGATCGTGTTTGACAATGAACCTAGATCTAAGCAGATCGTGAGTAAAATCGAGAAGTACATAAATAACAATTACAAGATTTGTCTTTGGCCTTCCTCAGTTAATGGTAAGGATTTGAATGAGATGGTAATGAATGGTCATGATCCAGAAGAACTAAAGATATTGATTGATAAAAATACGCATCAAGATTTAGATGCCAAGTTAAATTTGCAAATGTGGAGGAAGTGCTGATGCCTCTTGAAGGTGAAGAGATCTGGGCGAGTGAAGCCATCGATCAACACAAATATCGTCCTGTAAAGCTCGTCAGCTTTACAAACATGGATAAATTGTATGCGTACGATAACGGCTTTGATGACAACGACATAGACGTAGAGCAATTGATTGCGTGGTGTGCTCGAGTGAGCAACCCAACAAATCAAAACAACACCAAGACTATGTCTAAGCTGATTGACTACCTTGCAAAGAATAAACACTGGTCACCCTTTGAAATGGTGACAGCATGCTTAGAGATCAACACGACCAGAGACATCGGTCGTCAGATCCTAAGGCATAGGTCATTTGCTTTTCAGGAGTTTAGCCAAAGATACGCAGACCCAACGCGCCACCTTGAGTTTGTGTATCGAGAAGCTAGACTTCAGGATGAAAAGAATCGTCAGAACTCGATTGAAGTCAATGATCAAGAACTTCATGAATGTTGGAAAGATTGGCAAGAAGAGATCTTAGACATCACCAAGAAAGCATATGAATGGGCGATCCAAAACAGAATCGCTAAAGAAGTTGCACGTTGCATCTTACCAGAAGGGCTAACGCCTTCACGTATGTACATGAATGGGTCCATTCGTTCTTGGATTCACTTTGTAGAAGTAAGAACACATGAGTCAACACAGAAAGAACACAGGATCATAGCCGAAGCGTGTGCTAAAGAGTTGGCTCAGGTTATTCCATTAATTACGAATTATGTTTATAATCCAAAAGCAAATGAACACGGTTACTTAGGCCTTTAAGGAGTCTAGAATGAGCAATAAAGATAACTACATGGATATCATTGTAGACTATTCACGAGATTCGTTATTCGATGAACTTGGTATGAAACGCTTGAAAGATTCATACATGCTGGATTATGAAACATCACCACAGCAAAGGTTTGCCTATGTTTCAAAGACTTTTTCTACTGATCCAGGACACGCTCAGAGACTTTACGACTATAGTAGTCGCCATTGGCTCTCTTACTCTACTCCTATCTTGTCAATTGGTCGTAGTCGCCATGGACTACCTATTTCATGCTTTTTACCATATTTGCACGACACTGCTGAAGGACTTGTGGACTGTTTGTCAGAAGTCAACTGGCTTTCTATGCTTGGTGGCGGGATTGGTATCGGCGTCGGCATTCGTTCTTCTGATGAAAAGTCTACAGGCGTTATGCCACACCTTAAAATCTATGATGCATCTTCTCTAGCCTATCGTCAAGGCAAGACGCGAAGAGGATCCTATGCTGCATATCTAGACATTTCTCATCCCGATATTGTAATGTTCATGGACATGAGAAAGCCCACTGGTGATCCCAACATGCGAACACTCAATCTTCATCATGGTGTCAACGTCACAGATGACTTCATGCAGATCATTGAGAAGTGCATGTTGGATCCTGAAGCAGATGATTCATGGAATCTGATTGATCCACACTCAAAAGAGATTAGAGAAACTGTCTCTGCACGAGAACTATGGCAAAAGATTCTAGAAACAAGAATGCTCACTGGCGAACCGTATATTCACTTCATTGATACATCGAACAAACATCTTCCTGAATGGCAAAAGAAACTTGGGCTCAAAGTTCGTCAATCGAATCTTTGCTCTGAGATCGTATTACCTACAGATGAAAAGAGAACTGCGGTCTGCTGTCTCTCTTCATTGAATCTAGAATATTACGATGAATGGAAGAATAACAAGCAATTTCTACGAGATGTAGCTGAGATGCTTGATAACGTATTGGATTACTTTATTCATTATGCACCTAATACTATCAAGCGCGCAAGGTATTCTGCTATGCGTGAAAGATCGATTGGTGTAGGTGCTCTAGGTTTTCATGCGTATCTTCAAAAGAATAACATTCCATGGGAAACACCTATGGCAATTGGTTCAAACAAAAAGATGTTCAAGCACATTTATGAAGGCTTGATGAAAGCTAATCTTGATCTTGGAAAAGAACGAGGTGAAGCACCAGATGCAAGGGGTACAGGACGTAGGTTTTGTCATATGATGGCTGTTGCTCCAAATGCATCAAGTTCCATTATCATGGGAAATACGTCACCTTCAGTGGAACCATATCGTGCAAATGCATATCGTCAAGACACGCTTTCGGGTGCTTCATTCTACAAGAACAAATATCTAGATCGTTTGATTCGCAAATACTGTGATGAAAATGATAAGTTGAACTATGATGATATTTGGTCGTCCATCATTGCAAACGATGGATCAGTACAACATCTAGATTTTCTATCTGATTGGGAACGAGATATATACAAGACATCAATGGAAATTGACCAGAGATGGGTGATTGAACATGCAGCTGATCGACAAGAATACATCGATCAAGCTCAATCACTTAACTTATTCTTCAGACCAAATATAAATATAAAGTATCTTCACGCCGTACACTTCCTAGCATGGAAGCGTGGGTTGAAGACTCTATATTATTGCCGTTCTGAAAAGATTGGCAAAGCAGATAAAGTTGCTAAGAAGATCGAAAGACAGATCATTGAAGAAATCGACATCAAGCAACTTACCGAAGGAGAAGCTTGTCTAGCGTGTGAGGGATGATGGATAACAAAATCGTCTTGTTGGCAGATGTCTATAGAATGCGAGAAGAGAAGCAGAGAGAGCTCGAATTTTACACAGAAAAATTAAAAGAGCTTGAAACAAAGCTTTTTTTCGTCAATAAAGAAATACAAGTAACCACGTTCATCATCGATATGATAGAGCGTGAAAAAGTACACATGATCGGACACAGGGAAAATGAATAAGAAACTAGAACTAAAACTCACAGACGAACGTAACTACTTCAAGCCCTTCACATATCCATGGGCATATGATTCATGGCTCAAGCATGAGCAGTCTCATTGGATTCACACCGAAGTTCCAATGCTTGAAGATGTTAAGGATTGGAAGAAAAGGCTCAACAATGAAGAAAAGAAGTTTCTTACAAATATTTTTAGATTTTTTACACAGGGAGATATTGACGTTGCTGGCGGCTACGTTAATAATTACCTTCCTTATTTTCCTCAACCTGAAGTAAGGATGATGTTGTGTGGGTTTGCTGCGCGCGAAGCTCTTCACGTTGCTGCATACTCTCATTTGATTGAAACTCTTGGTATGCCAGAGGCTACTTATAATGAGTTTATGCAGTACGAAGAGATGCGTGCTAAGCACGATTTCTTTACACAGATTGCTGGGCAAGACGCAAATACAATTGCTCAGCAAATCGCAGCATTCTCGGCATTCACCGAGGGTATGCAATTATTCTCTTCCTTCATCATGTTACTTAACTTTCCAAGACATGGAAAGATGAAGGGCATGGGACAGATCATCACTTGGTCAATCGTCGATGAAACGATTCATGCTGAGTCAATGATCAAGCTTTTTAGAACTTTCATAGAAGAAAACAGGGACATTTGGAATGATCAACTTAAATCAGACATTTATAAGATTGCAGAAAAGATGGTTGAATTGGAAGACAAATTCATTGATCTTGCGTTTTCTATGGGCGACATGGAAAACCTTACAAGCGCGGATGTCAAGCACTATATCAGGTATATCGCTGACCGTCGGCTTATCAGCTTGGGGCTTAAGGGAATCAATAAAGTCAAAAAGAATCCCCTTCCTTGGGTCGAAACGATGATCAATGCACCTATTCATACCAACTTCTTTGAGAATCGTGCAACCGATTATGCAAAAGGTGCACTGTCAGGGTCATGGGAAGAGGTATGGGCAGCTTAGTCACTCAACTCATAGTTGACTATAACTACTACATAATCTGTGTCATATGTTTAGCTTTTGCTTATATTCTTAATCGCTTAAAGTAAAATAAATAACAACATCTACTAGAGGTGTTGTTATGTGGTTGTATGAAAAAAAACAGTTTGATCATGAATCCGCAGACTCATATTATGGTTTCGTTTACCTGATAGAAAACACAGAATCAGGTAAACGATACATTGGTCGCAAATACTTCACCAAAGCCGCGGCTAGACAAGTCAAAGGCAAAAAGAAACGTTATCGTAAAGAATCAGATTGGAAAGACTATTGGGGTTCATCTCAACGTCTTTTGATTGATGTTGAAAATCTCGGAAAAGATAAGTTCAAAAGATCTATCTTACGTTTATGCAAGACTCGTGGAGAGTGTAACTACTGGGAAGCTAAGTACCAGTTTATGTACGATGTTCTAGAGAATGATCTTTACTACAACGATAATATCATGATGAAATTTACACGTAGAAATATAGGATTGTAGCCACTACTATATTAGTATTAAAATTAATATTTGGATAATAAAATGATTCTACACAACAAATACACGTTAGTAACTGAATGCAAATATGGGCCTATGGCTTACTTTAAAACTGACGATCCTATTGGTACTTGTCTTTATTATTACGGTGAATGGGCCGAACAAGAATTTGACGTAATAGATAAACTCGTAACACAAACTTCAAACTGCATTGATCTGGGCGCAAACATAGGAACACATACTATATGGTTATCTAAAAAATGCTATAAGGGTTACATATTTTCTATAGAACCACAGTTCTATATTTTTCAATTATTGAATACTAATATTATATTGAATGATGCGACCAATTGTATACCCATTAACTCATTCGTAATGAATGAAACTGGTAGCATAAAAGTATTTGCATTAATAGCTCCTCCAGAACCTAATCTTAAAGTTAACTATGGAGAATTTAATATTAGAAAATTTGCAAATGAAAATGGAATAGAAACTAAAATAACAAAATTAGATGATGTTTATATACACAATAAAAAAATTGACTTTATAAAAATGGATTGTGAAGGAAGTGAAAAAGAAGTACTGATATCGGGAGAAAAGTTAATAACAAAAGATAAGCCACATATGTATCTTGAGTTTAATGGTAAAGAAGGAAACGACGAAGTCTTATGTACATTAAATGATTTGGGTTATAATTGCTATTGGCACGTTTATACTAAGTATAATAAAAACAATTATAAGAATAATGAATTAAATGTATACTTAGCAATCGATCAACAAGACACTAAACCATCTATTGATTTAATTGAAAAATTCTATGAAGCAAATATGATTTGTATTCATAAAGATAGTGATATAGTATTTGAGAATAAAATTTTGCCAGGAGACAATCTTACTAAATTCTTACTAAGAAATAATATGATTATTGAATAGTCGGTTTACATATTTTTCAACATATAGTATTATCTACTCATATGCTGCCCATAGCTCAGTTGGATAGAGCAACAGCCTTCTAAGCTGTTGGTCGGGGGTTCGAGTCCCTCTGGGCAGGCCAAACGTAGGCCGAGTGGTGAAATTGGTATACACAGCGGGCTTAAAACCCGCCAGAGGTAAAACTCTTTACCGGTTCGAGTCCGGTCTCGGCTACCAAATTAAGAATAACGCTCCAGTAGCTCAGTGGTGAGAGCAGTCGGCTTATATCCGATTGGTCGGTGGTTCAAATCCATCCTGGAGCACCAAAACAATGGGTGAGTTGGTGCTAAGGCGTGTGCACCAGCGGACTGTAAATCCGTTCCCTCAGGGTAAACACTGTAGGTTCGACTCCTACCTCACCCACCAATTTGAGGGAGTGTGGTGAAATGGTATCACAGCAGACTTTTAATCTGCCAATTTCGGGTTCGAGTCCCGGCGCTCCTACCAATTTACTATTGTAAAGGGATATGGTGTAATGGTAGCACAGCAGACTTTGACTCTGTTAGCCGAGGTTCGAGTCCTTGTATCCCTGCCAAACTATAGGTGATGAAATGAAAGTTCATATTGGACCATATCGTAAAAATAGAAAGATTGATGTTCGCATAGATCCATACGATACATGGAGTATGCACTGCACATTAGCCTACATCATTCTTCCATTGCTTAAGCAATTGAAAGAAACCATGCATGGCTCTGCATTGATGGATGCACATTTGCAAACATCATCTAGTTCTACTCAATTTTGTTTTGACTTCTATAAAGAAGATGATGATAAGGCATGGGATGAGGGGCATAAACAATTTGAAGAAATTCTAGACAAGATGATTTGGGCATTTGAACAGATAAATACTGATTGGGAAGATAAATATTGGTCGGGTGAATCTGACTTTTATTTTGAGAAATATTCTGATACTGATGGTTATACCATGGAAAAAGGACCAAACCATACACTTACCTGTGACACTAAAGGCTTGAAAGAGCATTCTGAACGAATGCAAGAAGGATTTGAACTGTTCGGTAAATACTATCTAAATTTGTGGGATTAATATGAAAAAATTTATTATCAAAGATTACCCTGATCCTTTTTATGGAAGTTCGAACTTCGGAAGTTCTGTTGCAGACCCAGACATTGAAATTTCTATTCCACCCGATTCTACACTTGACCAAGCATTAGACGCATTCACTCGCTTTCTAAAAGCGGCGGGTTATGAATTTGACGGTCGATATCTCGATTTACTTTACTATGATGATTTAAAATGAAATCCATCTTTATATTTGATGTTGACGGAACTCTTGCTGATCCTCATGAGCCAATTGATTCTAAGTTCATGCATTGGATGGAAAATTGGGTTCAGAAGAAAGATGTCTATCTTTGCACAAATAACACTTACACCAATATAGTTCCACGTCTAGGAAGAAAGTTAGTGTCTGGTTGCAGAGCCGTGTTTACTTCTGGTGGTAATTCTGTTTGGATGAATGAAAGAGAAGCTAAGACGTCTGAGTGGAGACCTTCATCTGAACTAGTTACTACTCTTACGGAGATAGTTAAACAGTCTCAGTTTAACATTAGATCAGGCCCTAACATTGAATATAGGACCGGATTAATCAGCTTTTCTATCTTAGGTAAGAACGCTTCTAAAGAAGAAAGACAAAGATATATTGAATGGGATAGGACTACGAAAGAAAGAAGAAAAGTTGTTCAACAGATAAAGGAACAATTTCCTAACTTGAATGCATTTATCACAGGAGAAACGAGCATAGACATATGCAAAAAAGGTCATGATAAGTCACAAGTATTGAAATACTTTAAGGAAGCAGAACATATTACTTTCATAGGAAATGAAACTCATACCCTAGGAAATGATAGACCTTTAACAGAAGCTATGTACAATAATAGTAAAATAAGATATACTATACACTCAGTTAAGAATTGGCAAGAAACATACGAGTATCTGAGGAAGATAGCATGATGATTTTTACTTATCCCAATTACAAGCCAAAACGGTCTAAGATGACTAAGGCTGATAAAGCTCAGTTGAATGAATACAATGACTGGCGTGTGCAGAATAAGTTGCCGAGTGTTACTTCTTTGAAAGCCAAAACATATACTCGGTCATTCAAAGAATACAAGCCAAAAGCTTCAGAGTATCGCACGACTGAACACATTAAATCGATTGAGTCTATTGATGCGATTGTATGTGGACGTAGTTCCATCATGGATCCTATCAACCTCAATCGTGAGCCTGAGCATGTTCGCGAAGCCATTCTTGCTAAGAGTAAGAGAATTGCTCAGATGTATAATAAAGGTGGATATCAGTACATCACTGACGACATTGACGTAAAAACTATTGGAACACGCAATCGTCGAATGTAGTGTACTTATTTTACATCATGATATAATATTATGATGTACTTGAAGGGTGCTAGTGACCAACACTAGTTTATTGTTTGGAGATTATGTTTATGACTAAGACTGAAAAGCTTCTCAACGCGTTTGAGAGAGGTGCTCGTTTGACCAGCCGTCAAATTACTTCACGGTTTGGACTAAAGAATCCTACGGCAGCAATTACTGCTCTCCGTCAGGATGGTTATTCCATCTATTTCAATCGTTGCAAGACGAAGGAATCTTACTTCAAGATGGGACGACCAAGTCGCAAGGTAGTAGCAGCTGGCTATCGAGCCCTAGCAAATCACGTCTAAGGTGATCAGAAGAGGGGCTTCGGCCCCTTTTCTCTTTAAGGGAGAAGAGTATGCCAATTGCAACAGATGAAGTATCTAAGAACGCTATGGGTGGAACTGAACGAATGAAGTTCACTTTAGCTGAAAAGCTAGATCCAGAAATCCTAGATAAGTTTCAAATCATTTGTTCTCGTGTTCGAGACATCGATAATAGCCTCATTCCAATTTACTGGCTTCATGATCTACCCGGTGATCCTGAATCTGATCATCTTGCAGCAGGTGGTTATACGAAGTTTGAGAAGCTAGTGTTTGTGACAAATTGGCAAATGCAGGGCTACATCAATCATTATAAGATTCCGTGGTACAAGTGCACTGTATTGCAGAATGCAATTGAACCTATTCCTTCGATTGAAAAGAATTATGATAAGATTAAACTTATCTATCATACCACACCTCATCGAGGACTACAACTTCTTGTTCCAGCATTCATTAAGTTAGCAGAGAAGTATGATAACATTGAGCTAGATGTTTTTTCTAGTTTTAAGATCTATGGATGGGAACAACGAGATGAACCGTATAAAGCGTTGTTTGATTTGTGCAGAGAACATCCAAGAATTAATTATCATGGATACCAGCCCAATGATGTAGTTCGTAAAGCTTTGCAAGAAGCTCACATCTTTGCCTATCCATCGATGTGGCTTGAGACTTCATGCATTGCTTTGCTTGAAGCTATGAGTGCTAAGTGTCTGTGTGTCCATTCAAACTATGGTGCTCTCTATGAAACAGGTGCCAATCTAACTTGGATGTATCAGTATCAAGAAGATCCAAGGGATCATATTATTTCATTCTATAATGAATTAGACAAAGCTATCACCAACATTCAAAATGAACATTTGATTGGATCATTGGATACAAACAAAGCTTTCATTGACGCAACTTATAATTGGGATAGGCGAGCAATGGAATGGAATAGTCTATTAACTTCAATTCTTAGAAA